AGATTTTATAAGTAAAGCAATAAGGTTTGCCCCCTGGTTAACTTCGTCTTGATGTATAGGTATCATGCTGCGCCCTCAAGTTTTACTGTTAACTCTTTTACCTTGGCTTTGTACTTGGCTTTGATTGCAATAATATCGTCACGCCTGTAACGCTGCGGCTCTTGTGGCCCTTCTAATAACTCAACAGCTTTAATGCCAATCTTGTTAATTAAGTTGACCCTGTAAAGTAGCTGATTGCCTGATAAGTGGTTATTGCAGACTGAACATTGCAAATGCACATTGTTTTCCACATAGCGTAATTCTGGGCTACTTCCAATGCTTAAAAAGTGACCAGCGTGGTTCTGGCCTGTGTGGTGTCGTTGGCAACTAATGCAAGGTTGACCCTTATCCCGTAATCGTATGTACTTGTTAAATTCTGGTTGTGCTTCTTTGTGTAGCGTTCCTAAGCTCTTTAGAGCCTGTTTACGCGCTCTTATGTCTTTCTTAGCTAATTGTGTGGCTTTAGCGCGTATCTTGCTTACAGCACTCATAGCTTTAGCCTGCTGATGCTCTATCGCGTGTTCTTTAGTGCAGTAAAAGCCTAGCGGTACTGTTACGCCCGTTTCAGTCAGAGCAAATTCTTTGCAATGTCTACAACGCTTTTTAGTGTTAGCCATTATTGTCTTTACTCGGAAATGGCACATGCACACCAAACTTGTTGGATAGGTGGCGGTTAACTACATCGTAAATCTCGCTAACTTGAGGCGTTTCAAGATTATTAACCGAAACATTATCAAACTTTGCACTTTGAACTTTGACCCAAATATGTTCTTTTACTGATTCTTTTGACCAAGGAATTTCAACGTCATGTAAAGTTTTAACCATATCTAAACCACGCCCGTTCAACTCTTGTGCAAGCAAGCCGCAATAGAGATAAACTGAATTTCTTTGTGGATTAGTAATTGCTTTATTGGTTGACCACTTTACCTGTACATATTTCTTATCTGCGTATAACTCACGCAAATGTTTAATCAAGTTCTCAAGGCTTGGGTCTGAGTTAACTGTCCAGTTTTCACTCATATTGCATCTGCCCACTTTGACATTGGCAATTTGGCTAGGCGTAAACTCAAGCGTAAATCCCAAGAACATTTATTTTCATTCAATGGGCTAAACTTATAGGCAGGGTTGTCGATCAAAAGGTATTCATCTAATGGATATGTGTTTTTGTTACACTTCATAATCAATGTCACATGGTACAAAGGCATATCATATTTTTTAGCAATTTCAGCAGATAACATTCCAGCGTTTTTGCGTTTAACAACTTCTTTGCACTGCTCTAAAGTTAAACTCATGCGACTTTTAATAAACCACGCTTAACTCGGTGTGTGGTGTCATTACCAGCTTCAATAATGCTGTTTTTGTCTAGCAGTTCACGAACACGACCCGTTACTCTATTAATTTCCCAACCCAAACTTGCAGCAATGTCTTGGCGAGTGATTGGCTGGTTCTCACGAATAACTTTAAGCACTTCAATTCTTGCTTGACCAGTTACGGGAGCTATTGCAGCTATTGCGTCTAAACTGTTTGAATGAATCATGCGACTTTCCTTTCCTTGTTATATTTTTTTTTTGCTGTAGGGTTTAACTGCGATTTAATAATGTGAGTTAAGCCTCCGCTTTCGCCCCACTTAGCTAAGTGAACTGAGCCTTTGTAATTAGGTAATAATTCTTTGTAATCGCTTTTTAACTTTGGCTTTGCTAAATAATTCTTCATGCAAATAACCCTCTCAATGCTGCTGCCTGTTGATTTCCGTAATCGCGTTCTTCTTTGCTTAATTCTTTGGTAATCATTAAAGGTGCTGACCTAGCTTGTATCGCTTGCATTGATGCTGTTACGTCTGCTGATTTGCGAGTGTGACCAATAAAAGAAGCGTAATCAGGTGGATAATTTGGTTCTTTCTTTTGTGCTGCTACTGCCTTGGATTCTTCAATATTTTCAAAACCTCTGCCAAATTCAGCTAAACTTAAATGCTCTAATTTTCTACACCAAGTAACAAACTTAGGATTATCCATCGTTGCTAACTGATTAATGCTTATCCATAGGTTGGGCCATAAAATATCCATTCTTAACCAAAGTTCAGCCATTATTCGCACATGACTAGCTGTAAATGGCGACTGTTTCTTTTGCTGCTTCGAGCTGTTGGTCATAACTTGAAGCGCGAGTTCGTTGCTGTTTGACTGCATACTGACCTCCAATAAAATTATTGTTTTCATTACTAGGCTTTTGCTTTAACCACTCAGCCTTTAGTCTTGTCCAAGTGGTAGTTGAAAACTCATTCAAAACATCTTCAACAGTAAATCCGCGACTAATGGCTAAACTAATCTGATTGATTAATGTGTTTGCAATCCTTTGAGTCATATCAGGAGCTTTCATTTTTCTAGCTTTATGATTGGCAATTCTTATTTCGCATAAATCTTTAAATTCATCATCAGATAAATAATGATGATTAATATCTGATGTAGTCTCTGATGTAGTCTCTGTAGTCTCTGGTATTGGTGAGGTCATAATGACCTTATGTGAAAGGCTCAAATTGGCATCAACATCAGAACAATGTGACACCACCTTTGGCTCAATTTGATCTAATGGTTGATCTAGTTGACTGTCATTGATTACTGGTGAGACTTGGTGAGACTTGGTGATACCTAAACAAACGGGATGGGAGTAGTTAATCGTGTACCAAACAGTCCGATCCATTTTCATTTTGTTGTAGTTACCCGTAAAGATAACGCCTTGAGATTTTAAACTGATAATCACACGCTTTAGAGTGGCTTTAGACCAAAAAGGAAATTGCTCCAACCAAGAGTCATGCGTGTTGTAAATCCAATTATTGCCGTCATAAAACTTGTCAGACTTCTCGACCCAGTAATGAATTTGTTGAGCCAAAATAGCCTCGTTCAAGCCAATCTTTGCCGCTAGCTTTGGCATTATCAATAAAGGCTGTTCAGAAATTAATAAACTCATAAATATCCTAAATCATCTAAATCATCTAAATATGTCTTTCAAAAACGCTATGCCATAACTTGTATTCATTGCGTTTCTCATTACGGAGTTGATTCATGGCAGCACGAATGTATCCAGCCACATCAGTACCCTCTTTGCTGGCAGCAGCTTTAACAAATTCATACAAATCATCATCTAAAGTTGATGCCACTGTATTTGAAAGTTTTTCGGTCATGCCACCGCCTCTGACTTATCAGCTTGATTTATTTGATTCAACAAATAGTGCATTTGATGAAGTCTTGTTGCTGGAACAAAATCACCCCAATGACAGATTGCACTATGCGTAACTCCAATAGCCTCGCCTATTTTGGTTTTAGTCCCAAATGCGTCTATTAGATCGGTAATTGGTATTGCTGGGAGTTCTTTCATTTCTTAATGTTAGTATACTCACAGCTTTAATGTCAACCTTCTGTCTTAAATTAATAGAAAACTGTCAATTAAAATGACACCAACCTCACACATTTAGATTGTAAGATTACTTGCGACATTTAATATAAATTTTAAGGTTACAAAAAAATGAATTTAGGCGAACGAGTAAAAAAATTGCGTAAAGATCAAGGTTGGTCACAACAAGATTTTGCTAATCGAACCTCAATATCAAGAGCAAGGGTTGCTCAACTAGAAACTGATCCTACCGCAGAAGTTAAAGCGGCAGGGTTAGTGTCCATAGCTAAGGCTTTTGGATGCACCATAGAGCAATTATTATCAAATAATGCGCTCGAATCGAGGGGGGGATTAAAGCTAAATCCGATCACTCGGAAAGCCCCCGTGGTAAGCTGGGATTCCCTACCAGATATAATAGAGGGAAAATTTATGCTAGAAAGTAAGCAGTGGGTAGGATGCCCATACGACCTATCGGAGAATTCTTTTGCGCTTGAAGTGCAAGATGAAGTAATGACTGCCAGTAACGGCAGATCGTATCCGCTAGGTGTTTTAATTTTCGTTGACCCAGACAAAACGCCAGTAAGTGGAGATCGCATTGTTGCGATAGATACTGAAAATTTAAGTTCTGTTTTTCGGGAATACGTTATAACAGGTGGTGTTGAACATTTAAAACCTTTGAATGATCGCTACCCTATAAAAGAGTTTTCATCTTCAACCAGGATTATAGGAACTGTAGTTGGTTCTTATCAATCAGAGAAATGAAATGCTAGTTTCAGAATTAAACAATAATAAAAGTCGGGCGTTAGCGTGGATGCGTGAGTCTGTGTATGAATGGTGGCTGATTCACACCGACCACTCATCTAACACCAGACCCAAGAATGGCCCAATGGGTGTAATGTTTGAGTTTATGAAAACGAACTTTGGCAATAATTTAAACGAGCAGTGTCCTCAAGGCCCACCTAATAAATAATTTAATCATTATTAATGCCCTCTAAAATATCAGTAAAATTACCTAAAAATTCATTAAAAAACTAACATTTTAAATGTTTTTCCGAAAAAGCTGTACTTTTGATTGTGAGTTAGCTAACATAACCACAGACATAAAGCTGACTAAGGAAATTTAAGATGAACTCATTAACCAACCACTGTCATGTAACCGCCCAAATTAACGCACACACAGACGTTATTGAAGCACCTGACTACATTCTTGAAGATGCGTTCAACGAGCTAAAAGATGATCTTCTTTATGATAGCTATATCAAGATTGGAACGACCCATTATCATGTTGACGACCTTTTCCAGTATGGAGATGAGGACGAACAGATGCGTGTCATATATTTAGCTTTCCGCTTTCCCGATGAAGCACAACAACTTTCACAAGACGTTATTACTAAGTGCGCTGCTGTTTATTTTAAAGACCACCACCCAGAGCTAACTTTGCAATATCACGCAGAAAAACACTCGGAGTATTAACCATGACTAAAGAGACTTTAATAATTAACACAGTCGGATGCTTAATATGGGCTATATGTTCAGTGTGGTTCTGGGTAGGCATGAGCGCATGAGCGCAACAACTCAAGTGTGGTTGTTTGTCGCCATTTTAATAATAAGTGGAGTACAGATATGAACGATATTTATTTAGAGGCTTTAAGCGATTTTCACAAATTGTTTGAATACAACAATCCATATTGCCAAAACCTAAACGCTGAAAAGCATTTGGCTTACAAAGAAGCAGCATTAAAAATTGTTGATGAAATAAAAAGAGGTGACGTATGACTATTCAAAAAAAGCTGTCTGAAATTCAGCAAAATCTTAAAGCACCAAAAGGCCAGCGTAATAATTTTGGCAAATACGACTTTCGATCATGTGAAGATATATTAAAAGCTGTTAAGCCATTTCTAGGCGACTTGTCATTAACGCTAAGTGATGAACTTGTATTTAGTGGAATGTTAGAGGATGAAATTGTAGCGGCTGGCGTCACTGTTAAAACTCAGCGCGTATACATTAAGGCTACTGCAACACTTAGCAGCGGAACAGACACTATAACCGCCACAGCTTACGCTAGAGAAGCAAGCGTTAAGAAAGGCATGGATTCTAGCCAGCTAACGGGAAGCACTAGCTCCTATGCTCGTAAGTATTGTTTAGCAGGGCTTTTCTCCATAGATTCTGAGGCTGATTCAGACGTTACAAATAAGCACGATGAAGA